GCCAAGTTGAAAGACATCGACCCGGTGCAAGCCGGAATCGTGGTATCCAACTCGGAAGTCGGAGCTGGTTCGGTGCGGGTCGAGGAAATGCTCTATCGTCTGACCTGCTTCAACGGCATGATCACCGGCCACAGCGTTAGGCGATACCACGTCGGCAAGGGCCGGAGCGAGTTCGCGGAGTTGGAAGAGGCGGCGCAGTATTTCAGCGACGCGACTCGGCAACTCGATGACCGGGCGTTTTGGGCGAAGGTCACGGACGTCGTCAACAGCGTGTTCGACATGGGTCGATTCACGAATCTCGCGCAGAAGTTCGCGGACACGGCCTCGGTGCAACTGGCTAGTCCGAGCGACGCGGTCGAGACCGTCAGCGAGCGGTATCAGTTGAGCGAAGGTGAAAGCAAGGGCGTTCTCGATCATCTGATCGCGGGCGGCGACAATTCACTCTTCGGATTGGTCAACGCGGTGACGCGGACAGCGGAAGACGCGGCCAACTACGATCGGGCGATTGAGCTCGAACGCTTGGGCGGCCAGATCGTCGAGCTGCCGCAAACCTTGTGGAGCAAGAATTGATGAGCGGCGACGACTTCTTCTCGTGGGCGATCATTCTCTCACCGATCTGGGTGACGTGGCTGATCTTCCCGTTCGTGCTCTTCAGCAAGCTGAACCGTCTGATCAAGAACACCAAAAAACCATGAAAAACTTGCTAGATTGATGTGTTCATCTAGCCGCCGCGTTCGGGTTCTGTGCATTACCGGGCGCGGCGTAAGATGAGCAACCAACAAACACAACTCGAAAAGGCCACCGGCCAGAGAAAAGAAAAACGAATCGTGGTGCGCGAACCGACCGTCGCGCAGATGCTGCAGGGCATGATCGAGTCGGGCAAACTCAATCAGGACAACGTCGGAGCGTTCAAGGAACTGTGCGAACTCCATTGGAAGCAGCAGAGCAAGGACGCGGAGAAGGAGTTCAACGCCGCTTTCGCGCAGCTCCAGAGCGAGTTGCCGAAAGTCGAAGCAATCCGGGCGGTGAAAAACAACGACGGCACCGAGCGTTACCGATACGCGGACTTCCAAACGATCATGGACGCGATTCAGCCGGTGCTGACCGCGCACAAATTCTCGGTGACTTTCAATACCCGAGTCGAGGTCGACCGCTTGTATGCGATCTGCACGCTCTTGCACGTGAGCGGCCACAGCAGGTCGAACGAGTTCGGCGTCCGCATGGTGGGAGGGCCACCGGGAACGAGCGAGCAGCAGAAAGACGGAAGCGCCAAGACTTACGCCAAGCGCGGCGCGCTTTCCGATGCGCTGAACATCGTGGTGGACCACGACGACGACGCGCGGGTGATGGGCGGCCCGATCGATGAGAGTTTGGCCGATGAGTTTCGGCAGCGGGTGCGGGAGTGCGGCGCGGACGAGCGCGCGTTTCTCAAATTCGGCGGCGTCGCGCCGTCGGACCCACCGGCCCGGTCCGATTACTTGAAAATTCCGGGCGAGCGTTGCGAGGCTTTGGAAGCGATGCTGAAAAAGAAAGAGAGCCGCCGCGTATGATCGTTCACGACGTTGAACAAGGCACGCTGGCGTGGCTGCAGTTGCATCTCGGCATCCCGACCGCGAGCGGACTGGATAATCTGCTGACCACCGGCTTCGAGCAGCGAACCGGCGAGATGGTGCGGACTTACATCTTCAAAAAAGTTGCCGAGGCGTGGCGCGGCAAGCCGCTGGTGAGTCTCGGGAGCGGTGGAAATTGGGACACCGAGCAGGGCATGATCTTGGAGACCGAGGCGATTCCGTGGTTCGAGTTGGAGTATGAGACCAAGGTGAAGCGGGTCGGCTTCATCACGACCGACGACAACCGCTTCGGGTGCTCTCCCGACGGCTTGATCGAGAGCGAGGATTGCGGTCTGGAAATCAAATGCCCGGCTGCCCACACGCACGTCAAATACCTGATCGACGGGAAACTGCCGAACGACTATGCCGCGCAGGTCCACGGCGGCATGTTCGCAACCGGTTTCAAAAAATGGTTGTTTGTTTCTTATCGGCGCGGCTTCCCGGCGCTGCTGGTCGAAGTCGAGCGGGACGAGGAAATTCAAGCCAAGATTCAGCTGGCGGTCCACCGATTCCACGCCGATTTCGCCACATGGCTCGCCAAGGTGAAAACGTATGAAAATTCAGACGGTCAGCGACCTGCTCTATAGCGTCAACCGGGAACGGGCCGAGTTGATCGCGCGCGAGAATCGCCGCCGTGATCTCCTGATCGCATGGAGCGCGCTTGCGCTGATCTGCGCCGCGCTCCTGCTTCGCTCATGCCTTTAGAGCGCCGGACTCCAACTCATCCCGCGCAGTCCAACGATGCAATTCGCCACGGTGTTGATCTGCGCGGTCGTGAGCGCACCGCCATACAGCAGGTAATCGGTTGAATTGCCGACGTAATTGATGACGCCACCGATTTTCCCGATCGTCATGGTCGCCGAGGAAAAGGCGTTTGAACCTGCCGCGCCGCTCGCTTTCGCCGCGCCGCCGTCAATGTAGAGGACGCTCGAAGCGCCGTTGAAAATTGCTGCCCAAGTATGCCAAGCGCCGTCCGGCGTCCCACCCGCCAAGGTGCTGCCAGCGTTTATCGTAAATTGCGGAGTGGTCGAAGTGCTTGCGGAAATGTTTGTCGTCGCAGCCGTGCCCCACACTCCTTCGGTAATAGCGGTCAGCGTCGCCTGAGTAATGACGAAAAACGTGAATGGCTGCGTCTGCGTCTGCGCCGCGCTGTTCAGGAATTGACCACTGGCGAACACCACCGCTGGCCCGCCCGTCGGCCCGGCTGTCGTCGAGTAAGTCGGCAGATTCGCCGCGCCGGTATAATTGACGCCGTTCGCGCTGCTGTCGTTCCAAGCCGAGACGTTCGCGCCGTTGCCAGTCCCGTTCAGCGTTTCGATCTTGAGCCAGAATTTTATTCCGGAGACGTCGGTCAGCGGATTGCAAGGCGCGCCTTTTTTTTTGCTGATGCCTTTAGTCATCAAGCCCGCTTGCGCTAGCAGCGCGACCGAGCACGCGAAAAGAAAAATCGCCGCGAATTTTCTCACTTGTAAAACAGATTGACGATCACGTCGTTGGCAGCGACTGCGGTCGTGTCAGCGTCAGCCGCCGCGCCGGTGATCGCGATGCCGATGCCGGTCGCGAACGGGATGCCCACGCCGGACGGATTCTGGACAGCTCCATCGGTCGCCGGAAGCGGGAACGTCAAGACCGGTGTGTCAGTCCCGACCGTGGGCGCAGTCGCCTTGTTGTAGAGTTTGACGTATTTGATCGAGGCCGAAGTGTTGAACATGTACCAACCATAGAGCTGCCCGGCGGTCGATTTGACGTTGTTGGAATTGGTCGTGGCCGCGCTCAAGAGCCGGTAGATCGTCGCGCCGCCAGTCGTGGTTGGCGACTCCTGCATCAACCAAGGCGTGGTGTTTTGCGTGTTGCCCGGTTGCACCGTCCACGTTCCATTCTCGTTGGCGTTGACCAGCCACGGCGTCGTGTTGGCGGTATTGCCCGGCTGCACCGTCCAAGTGCCAGATTGCGCCACGCTCGGAGTGCCGCTGATCGTAACCGGCGGCGTGCCGACGATTGACGTATATTGCGAGCCGCTAGAATCGACTTTCCCTACCCGAACTGCTGGCGTTCCGCTGTAATCCGAGCCGCCGATCACGACGGGATTCGGAATCGTCGTTGAAGCGGCGGCTTGTGTTCCTTGGACCAGCGGGTCGCCCTCGACAAAATGGCCCGCGCCGTCGCCGATTGGAATTTTGCCGCTCGCGCCGGTGTTGGACGCGTAGGCGAGACCGCCGCGCGAGAGGGCGAGCGCGCTTTCACCGGCTAACGCGCCAGCGTTGTTGTATTGGACCTGCCCGTTGGTCCCGCCCGCGCTTCCGGCTCCCGCGCTCGACGTGATCGTCATTCCCGCGCTTGAGGGCGTGAGCGTGATGTTCGTTCCGGCCACCAACGGAACGTCTGAAAAATAATTCGTCCCGTTGCAGAAAATTCGCACGACTTGGCTTTGCAACACGGTCAGGTTGGTCGTGCCGCCGTTGATCGTCGCCGTCCCGCGCGCAACCGTGAGCGTCGACGCGTTGAGGTTCTGGACCCACACCGCCCAATTCGGGCTCGGTGGCGAGGGCAGCGTGAGCGTGAGCGACGCGCCGTTCATCGAGATCATCTTGTTGTTGTCGCCCGCGACCGCCGTGTAATTCACGGTCTGCGAGTTGACGTTCGTCGGCGGTGGCGGTTTGACCGGCCCTTGTGCGTTCGCGCTGGTCAGGGCGAACGAAAGGATGAGCGGAAATAGGAATTTCAGTTTCATGCGATGAAGTAAGCGGCTTCGAGATACCAAGCAGTTCCGTCGAAAGTGAAATTCGCCCACGCTATCGTGGCCGTCCCGTCGTTCTGAAAATCGAGCAGCTTCGTTCCGGCGGTCGTGTCGTCGAACACCTGCATCCGCTGGTTCGTGCTCGCCGCGTAATCGAAGTGAACGTGAATGGAGTCGCCCGCCGCGCGCCCGGCGCGCAAACAGCAATAGGTCGCCGTGTAAGCGGCCGCTCCAGCGCTGACTGTTATTCGAACATGGTGATTGCTCGTGGTCGCGTTCGAGTTGGTGTTTCCGGCCGCGCTGACCGCGAACGATTGAAAACTGTTTCCAGCAGCGGCTCCGGCGCTGACCGCAATCGCGATGATCGTCCAAAGCGAAATCCCGTCGCTGACCAGCAGATACGCTTGACGCGCTTGGGAAAGCACCGCCGAGGTCGCTCCGTTGATGGTGTCGCTTCCGGCCCGCGCGAGCGTGAGCGTGTTGGTCCCGGTGAGCGTCCCGGCAGCGTCGACCACGCGCAGAATTCGGCCAGCTCCGTAGGCAGCCGCGCCCGGCAGCGTCCAAGTCCGCGCCGCGGTGAACGCTCCCTTCGTGTAAACGAGAACGTCGGTCGTCAAGATCGTGTAGTTGGCGTCCGTGATCGGAGTTGGTTCCCACAGATTCGAGATCGTGGACTGCTTGCTCACGCCGCCTTGCGTGACGCAGAAGATGTCGTTCTGACCGAGGACGCTCGCCGACGGCAGAGCGGAGAATTTGACGTTGCCCATCGCAAAAAACTCTCGCCTTCGCCAGTAAACGCGTCGAGTTGAGTTGTCAATTTCTTCTCTGCCGCTTATGGTCGGGCGAACGGATGGAAATCGCGATTCGATGCGCGCACGACGAGGTCGTCGCGGTTAGCGAACTGAAGGCTAATCCGCGCAATCCGAACATGCATCCGCCCGAGCAGATCGCGCTGCTCGCGAAAATCATCTTCGCCCAAGGGTGGCGCAATCCCATCGTCGTTTCCAACCGCAGCGGCTTCATCACCAAGGGACACGCGAGGCTGCTCGCTGCCCAAGCACTCGGAGCCGAACACGCTCCGGTGGACCGCCAAGATTACGCGAACGACGCCGAAGAGCTGGCCGACATGATCGCGGACAACCGCATCGCGGAGCTGGCCGACGCCGACCGCTCGATGCTGCGCGAACTGATGGAGGAGCTCGACACCGGCGCGTTCGACATGGACCTGACCGGCTTCGACAACCTCGCGCTCGAAGAATTGATGACCGCCGCTCCGCCCGCGTTCGGCGAGAACGACGTCGAGGGCGAATGGACCGGGATGCCCGAGTGCGCGAACCAAGATCTGAGCGCGTTCAGCTCGGTGCGGGTGAATTTCAAATGCCAAGAGGACGAGGACGCGTTTTGGAAGTTGTTAGGCCAATCGAGCGGGAAGAGCGTTTGGTTTCCGCCGCAGCCGCGCGACGTGGTCAAAGGCCTCGCCATCGTCAGTGAATCCTAAGTTTCCGCTCTACGTCGTGAGCAAGGGCCGGTGGGCCACGCGCCTAACCGTTCGCTCGCTGGAAAAGATGGGCGTCCCTTACCGCATCGTGGTCGAGGAGCAGGAGTTGTGGAATTACGCCAACGTGATCGACCGCCAGAACATCTTGGTCTTGGACCCGACTTACCAGCGGACCTACAACACCTTCGACCGGCTCGGCGACGCCAAGAGCAAGGGACCCGGACCGGCCCGCAACTTCGCGTGGGCCCACTCGATAGCGAACGGTTCGGACTGGCATTGGGTCATGGACGACAACATTCGCGGCTTTTATCGCTACAACCGCAACCGCGAAATCCCGGTGGGCGACGGCACGATCTTTCGCTGCATGGAGGACTTCGCGTTGCGCTACACCAACGTCGGGATGGCCGGTCCAAACTATTTCATGTTCGTGCCGCGCAAGACGAAGCGACCGCCGATCACGCTCAACACCCGCATCTACTCCTGCAACCTCATCCGCAACGCCCTGCCTTACCGCTGGCGCGGACGCTACAACGAGGATACCGATCTCTCGCTCCGCTTGCTCAAAAATGGCTGGTGCACCATCCTCTTCAACGCGTTCCTGCAATACAAAATCTCAACCCAACTCATTCCGGGCGGCTGCACGAAAGAATTTTACGAGCGGGAAGGGACGCTGCCTAAGTCCGAGATGCAAGTGAATCTGCACCCGGATTGTTCCCGGCTGGCCTGGCGCTTCGACCGCTGGCATCACCACGTCGATTACCGCCGCTTCCGCAAAAACAAGTTGGTCCGCCGGGCCGATCTCATGGTCGACTCGGCGCCTAATGAATACGGGATGCGAATTGAAAGCCGCCCTTGATTGGAAGCTGGACGACGCCGTCGCCGAAGTCTTGAGCGTTTGCCCGAGGCTGAGCGACAGCTTGCCCGGCAACGCCGCCATCGCGCTCCGCCATTACTCAAACGGAGAGCAGCCGCAGCTTCTCGAAACGCGAAACGCATGGTACGAATCCGTCGCGCGCGGCCAGCCTGATTACGGCGTCTACCATTCCGAAGCGATGGTCGCCGAGATGATCGCCTGTTACCTTATCTGCTCGAAAGAATACGTGAAGCGTTTCAAATCGCTCTTGTGGCGGTTGCGCCTCGCCTCGGTCTGCGATCTCGGCTGCGGCATCGGCCTCTCCTGCATCGCGCTGCGCGAAGAAATCGCGGCCAAAGTCACCGGCACTCAGCTGTCCGGCTCGCTCCAATTCGAGATCGCCAGCGCGCTTGGCGAAAAACACGGCTTCGACGTTCAGCCCGAGCCGACCAAAGCCGACTTGGTTTTCGCTTCCGAGTATTTCGAGCACTTCGAACGCCCGCTCGACCACTTGCACCACGTCTTGAACCTCGCCCGCCCGAAATATCTCGTCGTCGCCAACGCCTTCGGAGCGTGCAGCATCGGCCACTTCAACAGCTACCGCTTCGGCAACCGAACCGTTGGCAACAAAACAATCGGGCGCGCCTTCAACAAGGCGTTGCGGCAGAGCGGCTACAGCGCGATCAAAACCAAATTCTGGAACCAACGCCCGACCGTGTGGGAAGCGAATCGGATTTGACAGCCACAACCGGTGGTGCGACTACGCAAAAAAGGAAATGCAGGACACGACGCCGCAGCCAACAGCGAGAAAAATGCCGATTGGCGTTCGCTTCCAAAAAGGCGACAAGCGCATCAACCGCACAGGACGCCCGAAAAGTTTCAATCATTTCCGCGCGCTCGCGCAAGAGATCGCCTGCAAGGTCATCGCGGACAAGGACGGAAATCAGCTAACGGTTGGCGAAGCGATCTTGCGCAGCTGGGCGAAATCGAAAGAGCCGCAGCTGCAGCGAGCGTTCATCGAATACGCGTTCGGGAAAGTGCCGGACAAACTCGACACCAGCCTGCTCGACGCCAAGACCACTTTGATTTTGCACTATGGTCACGAGAGAGAAAAGCGAGACGCGGACCATCAACGGCTATCTTCCGAATTTTCACCGGGCGCAGATTGAGATCGCGGACTGCGCTTCGCGTTACAAGGTGGTGGCGGCTGGGCGAAGATTCGGCAAAGGCATCTTGGGCATCAGCGCGGCGTTTCTGTTCGCTTCGCGCGGCAAAAAGTGTCGCTGGATAGCACCGTCCTACGCGAGCGACTCCTACCAAAGCGGCTGGCGCATGGCGAGCGAGTTAGCCTCGCAAATTCCGGGCCTCGAAACGCAGCTGCAACGGCGCGCGTTCGATTTCGGGCGCACCAACGGCGGCTGGCTGCAATTCCGAACCGCCGAAGAGCCGGACGCGCTGCGCGGCGAGGGCATCGACTTCGTCGTCTTCGATGAAGCTGCGCACGTCGACGGGCTCGAGGAAATGTGGGAGCAATGCGTTCGCCCTTCGCTCATGGACACGCGCGGCGACGCTTGGTTCATCAGCACTCCCTACGGCTTCAACTATTTCAACGAGCTGTTCCAGCGCGGCTTTCACGAAAGCGATTGGTCCTGCTTTCAGTTTCCGACCAACGCGAATCCGCACATCGACCCGGCCGAGATCGCGGAACTGCGCCGCACGTTGCCCGCTTTGGTCGCCCGCCAAGAGATCGACGCCGAGTTCGTCCAGTTGGCCGGTGCACTCTTCAAGCGGCAGAACATCCTCGTGCTCGAAAATTTACCTCCCGGCGTGAATTGGATTCGGTCGTGGGACTTGGCGTTCACCGAAAAGACGACGTCCGATTACACCTGCGGCGTGAAAATGGGCCTAATGAATGACGGAACGGTCGTGGTAGCGGACGTGATCGTGGGCCACATGGAGTGGCCGGACGCGGTTCGGTGCATCGCGAACACGGCCACCGCCGACGGCGTCGAGGTGCGCCAAGGCATCGAGGTCGTGAGCGCGCAGGTCGGAATGTTGCAGACGCTGATGCGCGACCGGTTGCTCGCCGCCCACACGTTCACGCCGATCGAAGTCCATCGCGACAAACTCACCCGCGCGCTGCCCGTGGTCGCCCGAAGCGAGCAGGGCAAATTCGCCGTGGTCCGCGCGCCGTGGAATCAGCGTTTCGTCGACGAACTGTGCGCGTTTCCCGAGTCTGACCACGACGACCAGGTCGACGCGACCAGCGGCGGGATGACACTGCTCTCGCTCCCGACCGGAGCGATCACCGACGTGAGCAAAATTTTCTACGGCAAACCGGCGCCCTCGCGATTCGCGGCCGGATTCAAGCCGAGGCGATTGGTCCCGACGCCAACGACATGAGAACGGCTTTGAGGGCGAAGCGGCACACGAAGCGGGACGCGACCGGGCGATTCGTGAAGCTGCGGACCAACGGGCAGCACATGCTCGAAGCGCAATCGACGATGAACCTGCCGATCAGCTCGTTGCGCGCCCGGACGACTCGCGCGACGCAGTTCAACTGGATTCTGCCGAGCGTCGGAGCGGTCACTCCCACGTATCTGGAAATGATTTTGCGTGGCGCTCTGGCCGGTAATCACGTCCAGCAATATCAGCTGTTCGATCTGATGATGGACAGTTGGCCGGAACTGTCCGCGGCGGTCCAAGAGCTGACCTACGGCGTGACCAGGCGCGAGATCATCTTCGACCCGTTCACCGAGGAGGATGAAAAGCCAACCGCCAGCGCGGTCGAGCGAACGAAGCTGGTCAGCGCGGTCATGCGGCGGATGCAGCCGATGGCGGAGCAAGACGAGAACGGTTTGAAGGGAACGGTCACCGATCTGATGGACGGCTGGTTTCGCGGCATCGTCGTCATGGAAGTGATGTGGGACACGTTCGATCTTCCCACGATAGGCATGGCCACAGGGCCGCGCGCGACCGCGTGGGTCCAGCCGCAGACTTACGGATTCAACCAGCAGGGCGTCCTCGGCTACAACACGGCGCAGTATTACACCGACACGTCCGCGCAGTATTACGCGCCGTCGCAGCTGCAGCTCGACCCGTTCCCGCCCGACAAATTCTTAGTCGGGATTCACAAGGTAAAGAGCGGCAGCCCGCTAGGAGGCCCGATGCTCCGTGCTCTCGCATGGTGGTGGTGCGCGGCGAATTTCTCGGCTGATTGGCTGCTGAATCTCGCGCAAGTTTTCGGTCTGCCGTTTCGGTGGGCGACTTATCCGGGAGCGGCACCGACCGCGACCGTGAACGCGATCACGGACATGCTCGCGAACATGGGCAGCTCGGGCTGGGGCGCGTTTCCCGAAGGCACGACGCTGGACCTCAAGGAGGCCGGTGCCACCCGGAGTGAGTCGCCGCAAGCGCACTTGTTAGACCGCGCTGACCGCTACGCGCGCTCGCTCATTCTCGGGCAGACCATGACCGGCGCGACTATGGCCAGCGGCAGAGGCGGGCAAGCGTTCGGGACGGTCGAGGCGCAACTCAAGCAAGATCGCTTGGAAGCCGCCAGCGCGTTCGTGGCTGACGTTTTCAACGAGCAACTGATTCCGTCTATTCTGCGCTTGAACTACGGCGACGAGGATGAAGCGCCGGTCTGCCGATTTCTGCAAGAGAACGAGGGCACGTACCAGGACGCGCAGCGGGACCAAATTCTCGCGCAGATGGGAACGCCGATTCCGATCTCGCACATTCGCAAAAAATACTCGATTCCCGAGCCGGAGGGCGACGAAGAAGTGTTGCAGCCGATTCCGAAAGCCGCGCCGCAACCGTCGGTGCTCGGACCCGACGGCAAGCCGCTGCCGCTGACCGAGAAAGCGGCGCTGGGACAGCCGGTGAGCGAACAGCAGCAGAATCGCGCGGACGAGCGGCAAAAAGAAGTCTTGGCCGCCCGCTTGGTGGAGCTGGCGAAGATCACGGACGACGAAGTTTTCGGGCGCGAGTTCAAACGCCTAACGACTCAAATCGCGGCGGAGGAAAAATGATCAGGCTGCTCGGCACCATTCAGTTCGACGTGGTAGGTGATGGCGTTTCGACGCAGATGCTCATTCCGCTGCGCGCTTTCGTTCCGCCCGCGCCGCTGCAACCGACTTTGATTCCGACCGCGTTCACCGAGACCGACGTGATTCAAGGCGTAGGCACCGCGACCGCGAAATTGGAAGGCGAGTTCGTCCGCGTGACGTTCAACACTCCGCCTTCGGCCACGACCACGACCACGCTCAAGCTGTTGGCCGGATTCGGAACCGACCGAATAGGATGAAAAAGAAAATGAAAAAGCAACCTCCCAAGAGAAAAACCAAAATGCAAAAGACGACCAAAGAAATGCCGAAGCCGAAGCAACCGCAGCCCAAGCCGCAGCCGAAGCCAGCGACCACTCCCGAGCCGTTGCCGACGACCGCTCCAGAGATCGAAACGACTCAGCCGACGACGGCTCCAGTCGAAACCGAGGAGGCGGCGGCTGCGCGAATCAAGCGCTCGGTCTGACATGGCCACGAAAAGCAAGGCGGCAACGAAAGCGGCGGAAACGACCGAGGAGATCGCTCAGCTCGGGCAACCATGCCCGCCGCCGGGCGGTTCTGCGACCATCCGGCAAATGTCGAGCACCGTCACGCTCAGCATGACCGATTACCAATACTGGCACATGAAGATGCACGGAAATTCAACCACCATAGCGTGAAAGGAGAACCGAGAACATGAACGGACGATCAGGACGAGGCGGCGGCAGCTCGCCGGACGACGACGCGGCGAAAGAGGCCGCAGAAGAAATGATGGAATCACCGGCGGAGGAAGCGACCGAAACGCCCGCCGAGGAAAAGAAGGAAGAGGAAACGGAAAAAGGAGGCTGAAATGGCCACGGACAGCAAAAAACCATACGGCGACGTCGAATACGCCGACCCGGGCTATCAAGCGGACGGCCAACATCGCTACCCAGTGGACACGGCCGAGCACGCGCGCGCGGCGTGGAGCTACATCAACAAGGCGTCGAACGCGAGCGCGTATTCGAGCGCAGATCTCGCGAAAGTGAAAGCGAAGATCAGGGCGGCGTGCAAGAAGTTCGGCATCGAGATCGCGGATGACTCGGGCGCTGCGAAAGGACGCGATGGCGTCGAACACGCCGACTCGGGCGAACCAATCGAGTGCCGCGCGGCAATTCAGATTAACCGCATCGAGCGCAACGAGCTCGTTTTTCTGCCCGTCGGCGTCCACGCGATCACGCCGATCAGCGGCGGCATCGGCAAGCCGATCAAGGTGCTGGTCAACGCGGAAACGGCTGGCGCAATCGAGCGGCAACGCTCCGAGATCGAGGCCCGGACCGACAAGCGCGTGTATTTCGACTTCAACCACGAGGACGGGCGGGCCAGCTTCTGGCCGCAGTCGTTCCACTGGCGGGCGAGCGAGGGCGTCGTCTGCAAGGGCGAGTGGAGCGAGAGCGGTCGCAAAGCGGTCGAGGGAAAAGATTTTCGCGCGTTTTCGCCAGTGTTCCACGTGGACGACAAGCGGAAAGACCCTGCGCGCGTGGTGTGCTGCGAGACCGCATCGCCCAACATGGGCGGGCTGGTCAACGACCCAGCTTTTAGTGCTTTGCCTTTGTGGGCAAAAAATGCCGGTGAAACTAACGCCGGAGATGCAACAACCAAAAAAGAGGAGAAATCCGAAATGACAACAGAAGAAATCGCTGCGCTCCGAGCGAAACAACAGGAGCTGGAAAACACCGTCGAAGCGTTGAAGGCCAAGGTGGCCGCCAACGGCGACGACGAACCGGCGAAGATCAGACTCACCGCCGCCGAAGCTGAGGCTCGCGCTGCCGCGCTCGAAGTCGAGACGGCGGAGCTGAAAGCCAAGAGCGCGGTGCTCGCCGACCAAATCACGAAGCGCAATCGCGCGGACGCCGACTCGCTGATCAAAGCGGGCGTGGCGGACGGACGGCTGCTGCCGAAGGACGTGATCATGCAGGACAAGTGGCGGGTCCAGCTCACGGCTGACCCGGGCACGTTCAAGCCGATGTTCGAAGCGATGCCGCGCAGTCCGAAAAACTTGCGCGAGCGCATCGCGGCCGGGCATGGTGGGAACGGAGGCGGAATCGTGATCACTGGCGAGGACCCGTTCAACGTTTACGCGGCAATGGCCCGGATCTGCTCGGACTCGGCGCGTTCAAGCAGCCGGGAGGACAAGGCGCGGTGCGCCGAGGAGTTCTCGGCCCTCTACGCGGGCGCGTTCAAGGACACGCAGAAAAATCACGACCTGCGCAATCGCTTGATTGGCTGCCGCCTTTCGGTGGCCGACGACGCGATCAAGGCGGCGGACGTGACGGACGCGAACCTCGGGACCATTGCCGGGTCGTTGGTCACGCAGCGCACGCTTGAGTTGCTGAAATTCATCTTTCCGTCACTCACGCGTTTCACGACTGATTTCAGCGATCAGCCGGCCACGTTCAACCAGTCGGTCATCACGCGCATCATCACGATTCCGAACGTGATCACGTATTCGACCGCCACTGGCTGGCAGGACACGAACGCGCAGACGACCGACGTGTCCATCGTGATCAACAACCACAAGGGCGTGCCGATCACGTTCAACGAGAACCTGCTCGCGAGCACGATGCGGCGATTGTTCGACGAATTCGCGGAAGCGAGTTCATACGCGCTCGGGAAAGCGTTGGTCGATGCGATCTACGCGA